TCCGATGACGATAGCTACTCAACAACAAGGAAATATTGTTCCGAAGATGAAGGATAGCGAAGTTATTCTATGTGCTGATGCATATCTGGAAGATTTGCTTATAGATGATTCTTGGTTAGTTGATGTTGGTGTTGTTAACAATAATATTGCCATCAATGGAATTAATGGAGACCCTTATATTAATTCTCTTCCCATGTCTACATCCGGTGGTTTTTTCTTTCCTGGAGCCAAAAGACAACATTTTGATGTTATCATAGAAGAAGATCTTACTGAAACGTATGTTCCAGACAGTGAGGTTTTGGATATGATTCATCATATTGAGACCACGTATGCTATGGGAAATAGAGCTTCAATTTTATTCAATGGTACACTTAAAGATGAGCCTTTGAAGCAATCTAAGGTGGATTCAGGAAAAACTCGTGTTTTTACTGCGTGCGATGTAGCTTTTAGTATTGTTGTTAGGAAGCAATATATTAAGGTTGTTCGTGCTTTTATGAAGAATAATTTCATCTCCGAGTGTGCTGTTGGGATGAACCCTTATTCTTTAGATTGGGATTATTTGTACAAGTATTTAATACAACACGGTACAGATAAAATGATTGCTGGAGATTATGCGTCTTATGACAAGTCTATGCCTCCATTAATTATTAGAGCATCTTTTTATGTTTTAGATAGTTTGCGTGGTGATATTAGTCCTTTAGACACTCTTATTTCCCACGGTATTGCTACTGATATCTCTTTTCCTATTACTAATATGAATGGAGATCTCATCCAATTCTTTGGTGGTAATTCTTCAGGTCATCCCCTTACTGTTATTATTAACTCTATAGCCAATTCATTATATATGCGTTTGGCTTTTAATAATTTACAGTTTGATCTGAAGTTATTTAAGAAACATGTTGCTCTCATGACACTTGGTGATGACAATATCATGGGTTCTTCTCTTCCGGGATTTAATCATACTTCTATTTCAGAGAGTTTGAAGACCTATGGTATTACTTATACTATGGCAGATAAGGAAACTAAGAGCATACCTTTTATCAACATTACGGATTGTGATTTTCTTAAGCGATCTTTCCTTGTTAGAGGAGAGAGATGTTTGGGACCAATACATATAAATAGTGTTCTTAAGAGCTTGTGCATGTATGTTGATAGGAACAATATAACTCATGAACAACAACTTGCTGAGAGTTATCTCGCAGCGCGACGAGAACTTAGTTTACATGGAGAAGAAACTTTTGTTTATTATACTACCATATTGGAGAAAATCCTGGACAATCACTTAGAAGTCAGGAGATTCTTTATCGATAAACACTCTTTCAACTTCAGGGACACACTTATGTGGGTTCTTGATGTTGATACATTGGACAATATATTGGATTAGACAAGGGTGAGGCCGGCGTATACGGTTCGGTTAACACCTGGTAATCCATAGTCAAATGTTATTCTCTACATTACAAAAAGAGAGCGGAGGTACCCCCGCACAAGGATCCGTTTGTAGTCGTGCAGTGAACTACATCCCAAC